TACGTGCGTTGTTAGACCGATCTTACCCCACGAAGGGGCAACACCAATACCGCCAGAGATCAGCGCGTTGCCGGTGGCCACGTCCGCAAGCTTGGACAACGCCGTCGTGGTTGAGGCGTAGAGCAGGTCTCCGACAGCGTAGCTTGCTTGGCCCGTGCCGCCCGCCGTGGCCGGAAGCGTGCCAGTCGTAAGCACGCTGGTGGATGTCGCGTAGACTGCCCCACCAGAAGTGAATGAGGTAAGGTTCGTCCCGCCGTTCGCGGTCGGCAAGGTTCCAGATACGTGCGTGCCCAATCCAATTTTGCCCCACGACGGAGCAACGCCAACTCCACCAGAAATTAGTGAGTTGCCTGTAGCGACATCAGCCAGCTTGCTGAGAGCGGTTGTTGTCGAAGCATACAGGATGTCGCCCACAGCGTAGCTGGCGAAGCCAGTGCCGCCCTGCGGCGCGCTCAACGGCGTCGTCAGGCCCGTCAGGGACGTGATGTCGCTGTTCGCACCAGAAGCGGCTGCGAGGAGCACACCGCGTGCGGTTGCCGCGTTTGCTGTGGTTACGAGGGTGTCGCCAAATGCGGAGATGCCAATGCCCAGCCGAGCGGCGGACTGCGTTGTGCCGCCAGTGCCGCCCTGTGCTACGCTGAGAGGAAGCGAGATGCTGGCCGTGTCCGCGAGAACAACGTTGGTGCCGTTGCAGTAATAGATGCCGCGTGCGCCTTGGGCGATTGTGACAGCCGTCCCGCTGGCTGTGTTGAGCGACAAAGTATACGCGCCGGTCGTAGCGTTGGTGACCCAGTATTGCTGGACCGTGGACGGAACGATAATTGTGCAGTCGCGGTCAAGCGCGCCCTCAAACCGATAGGCGATGCGATTGAGGTTTGAGCCTGAAAGCGTGAACGTGGCGGGCGTGGTGAGGCTAGGCGGGATGGGGAGGATGGTGACGATTGTGTAGTCAAAGGCAAAGACAGCATCTTGGCCGAAGCCAATGGTGTACCACGTTAAGCCATCTGTGATCAGCGTGGCGCTGTCGCCGGGGCGGAGAGTGAAGTTCGCAAGGCCGTTGATCGTCTGCACGCCCGTTGGATCAACGGTGAGATCGCCGCCGCCTGAGTTGCGCACCATGACGAAGTAATTGTTGCCGACTGCAACGGCGGACGGGAGATATAGCGTGCCGGTGCCCGTTCCGGTCCACACCCACGCACTCGCCCGGTTGGACGTGGTCAACGTCGGCGTTTCCGTAGGGGTGGAGGTGGAGGTGGAGAACGTGACGACCTCCGTCGCTTGAGCCAACTGTGAGCCGCTAACAGCCAGACCGGGGCCAGCGAGGGCCGACGGCTGCACGGTCGCCGTGGACGCACCGAAGCGGAACACGCGCCATGTGCCTGCTGCCGTGCTCGTGGCTGCCAGATACAGTTCCCACTGTTCGCCGGAGGCAACGGTGGCAATGATGTTGTTTGAGAAGTCGCGGACGTAGAAGGTATACGACCCGACGTTGTTGAAGAGGATTACCTGCCCAGCGCCGGTCAGCGTTGCGTCAGGCATATCGACATAGTAGCCAGCGGCGGACGGCGTCACGTCGATGATGCGCGCGGCGATGTTTACGCCCGCAGCAGCCTCAAGCGGCCATTCAAGTTCGACGTCGGCGCTCAGGGCGAGGGGGAGATAAGACACGTCCGATGGGTAGATCGTGTTCCCACCAAAAACTTGAGTGTATGACATGGTGGATTAAGCCTCCTTGCGTACCGCAGCGCGGTCGAGAATTTTGCCAAGGTCTTCGCCGTTGAGCATGGCCGCCGCACGGTCGTACATATTCTGCCAGACGGGGATGCGCTCGTCGTTCTTGAGGAACGGCGTGGCTTCGACCAGCGTGGCATACAGCAGCACCTGCGGCGCGTATTCTGTCAGCCAGTTGGTCTGCGTGACGTCGTCCAGAAGCGGCGGAAGTTCGTAATACAGGATTTCGATTGGGTACGCCGCGTCGGGCGTTGGCGCGACCAGCCAGTTCTCGTAGTTGTAGTCGGCGTAGAACAGGGGCGTGGCGCGCTGGCTCTCGTCGGGCCAATAGGACCGCAGATACTCGTAGCTGCGCGCAAAGACCGGCGTGCGTTGCGCGTTGCCTGTGCCCGTGCCGATGTTGATCGACACCGTATCACGCCAGCGGTCTGGCTTGGGGTAGACTGACTGCCCGATTGTCAGGCTGTCAGTCACGACGTTGATGAAGCCCTGAATTTTGAGTTCGCGGGCGATGCGGCGCTCGGCGAGGTTGATCAGGCGCGGGATTTGCTCGTAGACGACGGCATCCGAGGCGAGGGTAGCCCCGCGCTCAAGATAGCGGCGGACGTCTTCCTTGAGCGTCTCAAATGTCATTGTCGTGGCCATGCGTCACCTATAGCTGTTTTTTAACGGTTTGGACAGACGCGCATTACACGCCATCGACTGTGCCATCAAAGACACACTCGCCACGGAAATACGCCTTGTCATTGATGACTTCGACCAGTTCAGGCGGCAGAAGCATCCCGTCCTTAAACGACAGGACCGCGAAGCCTGACGTGTGGGGCGACGGGTTGTTCTCCGCGTAATCGAACTGCGGTCCATGCGGGTTGGACAGCGTCCCTGTGTCGACGCCATAGCGCCTGCCGTTATAGTCAGCCCACGGCGTCACAGCGAGGCGGTGCAAGTGGCCGGTGCAAATGCTGCGGCCTGATTTCAGGGTGTTGTTGTAAGTTGCGTGGATGCCGTTGTGGTAGCGGTGCTTGACCATCAAATTCTCGTTGACCATCGTGGACCACGTAAAGTCCCAGCGGTCGAACTTCTCATCAAGCCGCTGCACAACGCCTTCATACTCCCCAGCGTTGGTGCAAAGCGCACGGTCGAAGCGGGCATCGTGGTTGCCGACGTTCCAAATCTTGGTGCAGCCTTTCGGCAACACGTCTTCGATTTCCGCCATCCGGTCCTGACACGCCTCAAGTTCTTCCTTGACTGTCGGCAACTCAGCCCATCCCAGAGGGGCGTGGCGGCTGACCCCTGCGCCGTCGAAGATGTCACCGTTGGCAAACACGGTGCGGGGCTTCAGTTCCTTGCCCAGAATGAGCAGCGCCTCGTTGGCAACCGTGCGCATCTGGTTGGGCCAGAAGTGCGCGTCGGAGAAGGCGATGGCGCGACCTGTGTCGATGTTGAGGTCGATCTGGCGCTTGTAGGCGCGGCCCGCGTCTTCGGCGCTCCACTTGGTCGGGCCGTGGGTTGGAACGCTTTTCAGGACGATACCACGCTGCGCGAGGGTGCTGCGTTTGGCGTAGACAAGCCGCTCACCTACGGCAAGGATTTGAGCCACTTTCCTTGGGCTTCCGCCGCCTAATTCCCATGCGCGAATAAACTCGTCGTCGGTGCAGATTGGCGCGACCATGTTAGTCTCCGGTTAGCGGACCTCTACGGCCCTTATCCATGCTTCAACTGTCAAACGGTGTTTGACACTGCAATCGGCGTACTTGGCAATTATGTCAGCTTCCCAGAGCGCCCGCTCAGGGTCGAGCATCAGCAGAGGTGGGTTTTGGAGCGTCGGACACTTCGCCGCCAGATTTGCCGGTGGTAGAGGCATTGGCGTCACTGACACTGCTTTCGAGCAGCCTGCGCACAGCGTCAGGAGCAGAGCAATCAACAGCAGGGGCAGGAGCCGTTTTATATATTTCACGTATGGTGTTGGTGCGTTCGGTTGCCACGACATCGGCTTTATCCCGTTCGGCTTCATACGTTTGCGAAATATCATATACTACCTCTTGCTTCTTGGCCCGCGACTTCTCAGCCTTCTCCAGAGCCTTTGCATAAGCTGCATCACACTGCCAGTCGCGGACTTTGTAACCGGCGGCTGCGCCAACAATAAGAGTGCCTGCCGCCACATAGAGCATCAATGGGTTAGGGACTAGGCCCATGCTGCAAACTTATAGGTCTTGGTGCGACGGTCATCCAGACCATGCGTCCCGCCGTTGATACGCTTCGTCAGAGCAAGGATGGCGGCGTCATTGACGCCCTGATCGCATATGCCCCACAGCTTGTTCTTGTCAAAGAACCAAAGCGCGCTTTCAAAGCAGAGTTCACCTGAAACCAGATCCGGGTTGGACATGACGTCGGGTCGACCGATATAAGATGCAAAGGCTTCATAGTTGTCCTTTCCGGTCAGTTGGAGCGCGCCGCGTCCACGGTATTTCCATCCATCTCCTGATCCTTCAGGTCCGTTGCCCATGCGATTGGCATAGACACGATTGGCAATCTTCTGCGGTTGGCGTTCGTAGGCGCGAGCCAGCGCGTCAGTCGGGAAATACTTACCAAAGATGCCGCGAAGCCCCTTGGCGCTGTAGTTGAGGTTCTCGCTGAACGTCTTGAAGCCGCCGCTTTCATGCGCCGTTTGAGCAAAGAAATGCGCAGCCCGAGCAGATGACAGTTTATAGAAAGTCGCAGCTTTCTTATACGTGCCCGGACCAAACGCACCATCTGTCGTCACTCCAATTTTTTGCTGAAGGTTAATCAGGCTCACTTGTCCTGCCCCTTGTTCCAAAGTTCAAACAGCGTCTTGATCTTTTCCTCAACCACGGCGAGGCGCACGTCCATCTTCGCGAGGATGATCGTTAGCGTAATGAACGCAAGAACGATAGGCCAAAGCTGGCCGATCAGTTCAACGGTGGAGAGTTCGCCCATCCTTATGCCTCCGGGTTGCGCCAGTCAGGGAAATCAGCTTGGTCAACCACACCGTCGCCGTTGACATCCCAGCGCAGGTCGTGGCGATACTTCTCCCAAGGAGCCATGTCGTCATCGCCTTCAACTGGAGCAGCTACAGAGGCTTCCGGCTCTGGCTCAGAGGGCGTCAGTTCCAGCGGCTCTTCCTCGTCACGCGCGTTGGCGTTCAGGCTCAACCCGCCGAGCAGTCCGACGAATGCGCCGACAACCGTGTTGAAGGCGGGTCCGATGATCTCAAACACCTTGTCACTGTCCACCACTTCCTTCGGCATGAACAGGCCGACAACCATCGCGATGACGACCACAAGGATGACGCAAGCCAGCGTCATGACCGCAGTGCGGATCGTGAACTCAATGGTGTCCTCAACACCGTCGCGGGTGCTTTCAAATTTATCCCAGAAACCCATTACCTGTCTGCCTTATTGTCTAGCTTGTCCTCAATCCGGCGGAGGTGGATCATTACCTCGTCAAACTTCTTGTCGATGGCGTTGAACTTCTCGTCGCCAAAGCCAAGCCGAGCCTCAAGGAGCGTCAGCTTGTTGGTGAGGTTAACCCAAACCGTTATCAGCGCCCCAATGAAGCTGAGAGCCGTAACGATAAAGCCAAGGATGGTGAAGGCTGTGTCCATCACTTCAGGTTCCGCAGCTTGTAGATGGTGGAGAGATACGTGTCGGTGACTGTGTCGACGAGGTTGGCCACGCCGCGATTGCCACGGCAGATGCCTTCGTGGTTCTTCTCAATCCAGTCCGCATCGCCCTCCAGAAGCGCGAGGACATCGCCCTTCGTGGTCTCAGGTGCTGGGATGTTGCCGATCAGTTCAAACGCGCCCTGATAGGCTTCCACGAGGTCGTCGATAGCCTCAATGACTTCATTGTAGAAGGTGCCCAGCGCCTGATGCTTGGCGAAGCTGCCTACGCCGGTTGCGCGCCAGTGCTCAAAGTGGGCGACGTTACGGGCGTAGAACACGCGGCTGATGAGTTGTTCGATCATGATGCGGTCCTTTATGCCGAGGTGATCGTCTGCCACGCAGACCCTGTGTAGACGCAGGCTTTGCCAAGCGTGGTGTCAAACAGCATGAGACCCGCAGCAGGGCTGCTGATGAGGTTCTTCTGTGCGGTCGTCATGTTGGGGAGACGAAAGCCCTTTGTCGTCGATTGCACATCGAGGATGGCGGAAGCTGACGGTGACGCCGTCCCGATGCCGATGTTGCTGCCGTCATCGTATACGACAGAGGCTACGACCGCCGAGGTGCCAGCACCCCTTACGAGGTAGCCAGAGGTCAGCGTGCCTACGCCCGTGCCGCCAGCCGTAACCGGAAGAGTGCCGGTCGTCAGCACACTTGTTGACGTTGCGTAGACCGCGCCACCTGACGTGAACGAAGTAAGGTTCGTGCCGCCATTCGCAGTCGGCAAAGTGCCAGATACGTGCGTTGCCAGACCAACCTTGCCCCATGACGGAGCGACGCCGACGCCGCCAGAGATCAGGGCATTGCCCGTAGCGACATCAGCCAACCTGCTGAGTGCCGTTGTCGACGAAGCGTAAAGCAAGTCCCCGACGGCATAGCTGGCCTGATCCGTTCCGCCAGCCGTGGCTGGAAGAGTTCCGGTCGTCAGTATGCTGGTGGAGGTCGCGTATACCGCGCCGCCTGACGTGAACGAGGTGAGATTGGTGCCGCCGTTTGCAGTCGGCAGAGTGCCGGATACGTGTGTCGTCAGGCCGATCTTGCCCCATGACGGAGCAACGCCAACGCCGCCTGAGATCAAGGCGTTGCCCGTGGCTACGTCTGCAAGTTTACTGAGCGCGGTTGTCGTCGAAGCGTACAGAATATCGCCAACGGCATAGCTGGCAAATCCAGTGCCGCCAGCCGTTGCAGGCAGAATGTTGGCTGGATCGGTAGAGTAGGCTGCGGCGATAACGCTTGCGGCCACCTTCCGGCTGGTGCTGCTCTGCACCACCTCAAACACTTCTGTTCCCGCCAGAGGCGCAGTAGCGGAAGCGAGGGCGGTAATTTTTACGTCAGCCATTGTGGTTATCCTTCAAGAAAACGGCACCGGCAGCAGGAGACAGACCGCTGCCGGTGCCGCCACGGTACAAGGGGAGCACGCCTTGTGTTTCCGTGGTGTCGCTCAGGCCCGCAAGGCGGACATGATCTACACGCGCGGCAACAGTCGAGATGGCGGTAAAACCGCGTCCGAGAGGCTCAGGCGTTGGTGAAAGGATTTGCATCAGATGCCGTCCAGTGGTGTATCTGGGCGGGGATACTGAAGCGATATGACTTCTGGCTGCCGCGCGGGCAAGCGATACGGATCATACTCGTCGATGTCGTCCTTGCAGACGCGCAGACCGGGATAGTTCGGGTCTGGGTATAGATCGTCGAGCGAAAACTTACGGCTGCACCGGCCACAGATGCCGATGGCCAAGGTGGTTTTGCCTCGCGTGCTGAGATACACTGGCATCGGCTTACCTCGTATACGGCGCGATATTGGGCGCGATCATCATCGGGCTGTTGTCGCGTTCTTCGGCCTGCGCGACGGCCAGCGCCTGCGCCGCCTTCTGGTCGAGCATTGGGATGAGGTTTGCGTCCACCTCAACAAGTTCGAGGGCCATCTTGGCGGCCAGCATCGCGACGATGGCCTCATACCAACGCTGCGGGACTTCGATCTCCTGAGACATCGTGCCGACGTCCATGATGTGGCGCTGGATCCACGTCACGACCTGATACACGGTCGCCTGCGCGTTTGGCACCGGCCAGATGTTCATGACGGGTGACTGCGCCTGACGGTCGAGCCAGAACTGCAAAGGCCGGTTGGACTGGAAGCTTTTATTCGGGAGGTTGGTGTAGTCGTCCCTGTTCATCCGCGCCATCGGGATTTCGGTCGGCGTGTTGCCGAGATAAATCTGACTGAAGCCAAGCGTGCCGGTGACGGCCACGACGCGGAAATATGTCGTAGGGACGCTGCTGCTTAGATCAAACCACGTCCACTGACCTGCGACTGCGGCCTGATCTTCGTTCTGGATGATCGTCCAGTTGACGCCATCGAGGCTGCGTTGCAATGAGACCGGAACGGCTGCGGCGGACCATCGGATG